AGTATAATAGAAGAAAAACTAGCCAGAGGATTTACGTTAACCGAGATCCTGGAAGACCAAAAGCAGTATCCGTTCTCATTGATGAAGTTTTATTCTTACTTAAAAAAAAATCCAGAATTAGAAATAAGAATAACAGAAGCTAGAAAGTATGGTGTTCAAACTCTTATTGATAAACTACTTCAAGTCTTTAAGTATCAAGAAATAGAAGATCCAAATGCTATATTATGGATAAGAGAAAAAACTAAGTTTATAACTTTCCTTGCTAATAAATTAACTGATTTATATTCTGATAACAAAGTACAAAATGTTAAGACGGACCAATCTATAAAAATAAGTTGGGAAGATAATCAAGATGATTTAATTGATGTAACTGCTGAAGATATTCCAACAGCTACACCAAATAAAGATTAATTATTCGTGATCGTATTGTTTCATTACAATATTAAAAGTAATATTGTGATGTGCATTATGACTTTCTGCAAGTTCCTCAAGAATATTTTTTAATGCTTTAATATTCATTCCATCATCGCTTTGATAAGTAGCCAACACTTGATCTTTCATTTTCTTATCAGTTTTTTCATGATACTTAGTACCTTTTATTTCTACTTTGTAGTTGTCTATGTACATATTTTCCCTTTCTGTTTATTGTTATATTTTTTTTGCCACATATTGAAAAACAGGATCATGATTTGCTGATCCATGTTTCAATCTTTTTTGAAATAATACTACTGAATTATTCTCTGCACACCTCATAAAAAGATTTGCAATATCCCTTGTAGTATTACTGTGAAACCTATCTCTTGCAAGATAACCTTCATGATATGTTATTGATTCTTTAGATTTAGCTGTTTGTAGCCATGTTTCGTATTTGCTTAACATTTTTATTCTCCATTTGTTTATTGTTATAATCTCTAACAATCATTCTGATTGCTAAACCATTTTCTTTTTTAAGAGTATCAAACAATATTTGACTTAATTCTCTTAAATTTTTTTGTTTATATTTTAGCTGCATATATTTTTACTAGTTCTAACCATTTGTTTTTATACACTTCTTTTATACCTTGATCAGCTGCTTTGTCATAAGCATTTGCAAGTTTGTTTAACTTGTCAACACCCTCAAAATATATTTGATCTTTTTGTTTTTTTTCTTTTTGTTTTTGCTCATACATTTTAGCTTTGTTTTGAGTTCTAACTAAATCTAATGCGTCAAAATCTATAGCCATTATTCCTCGCTTTCTTTTTTTTTACATATACCTTGATTAATTAAATCAACTGCCATTCTACCGAATGAGCCTTGTAATTTAAAAGCTAACCCTGTATCAATTAGATATTGCCATGCTTTTATTATAGTTTTTTCATTATTACATTCTATAAAACCCTCTGCAATTCCAACTGCATTATAGTTATTCATTTTCATTTTTTTTTATTCCTTTCTTTTATGTTATTACTAATACTATCATCACAAATAAAAGTATTACATAGCAATAAAAATTAATACTTGTCATTATGCTATACCTAATCTTTTTAATGTTTTAGTTTCTTGCTCTGTTATTTCTTGAGTTGAATAAACACTAATAGCATTTAAACCTTGATTATCCCAATAGACACCCTCATCAAGTTTATTTTTTTTCTTTAAACTCCAAAATTGTTTACAGTATTTATAATCACTTGTTTTATTATAAAATATATATTTGTCGCTATGCTCATAATCTCCAACTTGCATATCAAATGTTACTAATATATTTTTTTTCATGTTATTTACTCGCTTTCTTTTTTTGTTGTTGTTTATATTCTCGTAATGTTTTTGCATTGCTAAGATGTAGCAAATCAATTTGATAAAAATAAGGGTTCATATCGTCACACCTCCAACCCTTTTTTTTACTCATTTTATTAACAAACTTAATAAAATCATCTTTCCAATTATTCATTGAACCCTCTCAATTATGTTGTTTTTAATTGTAATTTTTGCGAACCATTTTCTATTAACATCACAACCAATAACAACCCCGTCTGGTTTGTACTCATCCTTAAAAATATTAGTTTCTGAATAATCTAACTCAGATCCTATATTGTTTTTAAGCTCTTTTTTTGTCTTATAGTATAACTGTATTGTCATTTTTTCTTATCCTTCCTATTGTTTATTTGTTTAGTTTTGCTTTTAACTTCTTTTTGCCGTATGTTTTTACTTTTTCAACTATTACTGTTGTTGTATCTTTTTTATAGCACAACAGACAATCTTTACATTTTTGACCCGTACAATTTTGTTGATCAATATAATCAGTTTCAATAACTGTATTAAATGTTTTATCAAAATGCTTAGGCGTTTTAGTCATTATATGATTTGTCAATGGTGATGAATAAATCAATATAAGATTTTTGGGTTTATCATGTTTGTCAAAATACGGCTTAATCACATCAAATCTTTTAGTCCACAAGCTAAAAGTACAATGAGGGTTTTTAATTGCTATATTGACATAGTTTTCAAGATTAATTGTTGCTTGCTTTTTATCTAATGCAAGTTCACCATGAGCATTAAAACGAAAAAAAGCACTATTAATAATTGGCAAGGCGTCAGGGTGTAACACTTTAGAATTAAGCAAGTCAGTATTTCTTTGTAATGCTGGAGCCATATTTTTTCTAAAAGTGTTTAACATCTCGTGAGAATAGCAAAAAGTACAAATATTTTTTGCATCTTGTTTGTTATATTGTTTTATACAATATTCGTTTGTTGTTGTGTTAGTTGATATAGCTTGAAAGCCTTCTAATTTTCCCGTCATTTTTGATATATGTATTGTCATGTTTTCCTTTCATTTTTGTTTTTACTTTTAATACTATCATTAAGTTTTTATAATTGACTAAATTGTCGCATATTATATTGACCATAAATGCAAGATATAAAGCATTAATGAAGTTAAAAAAACTGTTGAAACTATAAAAAATATAGATCCCCATAATAAGTTTTTATTCATGATTAATAATTCCTAAGTTTTTAAGTCTATTTATATCAACTTTTATGTCTTTACTTTCAATAGGTTCTTTTTGTATTTTAGAAATAACAAGATCCTCAAATTTATTTTGACCATAATTGTCAATTATTTTAAAAATATTCTCATTATACATAATATCGTGATTTGATATTTCAGTTCTAAAATCAATATTATCTTTACCCATAAACTCTAAAGCAAGTTTATCGGATAAATAATTAATTGGATGTTTTTTTTTCATTTTGTTTTTACCTTTTTTTGTTTGTTTAATTCAATATATCAAATGAGTTAATTTATTATATGAGCATAATGTCGCAGTTACTTTATAATCATTCTAAGTTTATTGCTGTTAAGTTGTGAGATTAAAAGATTAGAGGGTTAAAAGATTATAGGGTTTAAAATTATAATTAATAAAGTTACTATTCTAATATATCAAGCCATCATTTTTTTTTATGCGATATAACAAACGGGTCAACAATACTGACCTATTTATTTCCGATAATTAATAGTTATAGGAATTACTATTAATAATCATAAGTTATCGTTAGTAATATTTTATAGAATAGATTGCTTTTTTTCTATTTAAAGTATGGGGTAGCACCCCGACAGCACCCGCCGATTATTATATATATATACACCGAACTTCAGGACACCTTTACACACAGACACCTTTATACACACCCACACCTTTTACTTTTAATAACCTCAAAATAAACTATATATGGTATATGAACTATTTTTCATCAGAAGATCTAGATTGTGTTTGCTTTATTGAAGAGAAAACCAACAATGTTGTAATCAAATTCTTTGGTATGCCTAACAATGAGTCTGCCGAGTTATTTACATCTTACATCATGATGAAGCTAGGATTTGAATATATACCTTTTGATGGAGATAATCACAGTAAATCAATTCACTAGATATGGATATTAAGATACCCTATACACCTAGAAAGCACCAAGCTCACTTACATAGACAAATAGATAAGCATAGATGGAATGTGCTAGTTTGTCACAGAAGGTTTGGAAAGACAGTATGTATGATTAATCATTTAATTAGGTCAGCATTACTGTCCAAACTCAAGAACCCAAGATTTGCATACATTGCACCCACCTTCAAACAAGCTAAGTCTATTGCATGGGATTACATGAAACAGTTCACCGCCAAAATACCCCACACCAAGTTTAACGAAACAGAGCTAAGAGTAGATTTGCCAAATGGTTCTCGTATCACTTTGCTAGGCTCAGAGTCTCCAGATGGATTGCGTGGAATATATCTAGATGGCTGCGTGATCGATGAGTACGCAAATGTAAACAGTAAGTTGTTTCCAGAAATCATTAGACCAGCATTATCAGATCGTAAAGGTTACTGTGTGTTTATTGGTACACCTATGGGAATGAACAACAACTTCTATGAGCTGTACCAACACGCACAAGGTGCGGAAGATTGGTTTAACTACAAAGCTAAAGCGTCAGATACTAAGATTGTAGATGAGGATGAGTTAGTCAAGGCAAAAGAAGTTATGGGTGAAAAGAAGTATCAGCAAGAGTTTGAGTGTGATTGGATAGCAAACATAGAAGGTGCAGTATATGGAGATGTAATAGGTAAACTAGATGATCAAAAGCAGTTATCTAGAGTTCCCTACGATCCTTCATTACCTGTATCAACAGCATGGGATCTCGGGGTTTCCGACCATAGTGCTATTATATTTTACCAGCAGCTTGGCAGAAGCATAAGCATTATAGATTATCATGAAGAGAGAGGTCAAGGTTTACCTTACTATATTCAGCTTGTTAAAGAAAAGGAGTATGTCTACAAAGATCACTTTGCACCACACGATATTGAAGTTACCGATTTTGGCAATGGCAAAACCAGGAGAGAGGTCGCCTACCAATTAGGAATTAGGTTCAAGGTAGTTCCAAAAATTCCATTAGAGGATGGCATACACGCAACCACAATGACCTTGCCTAGATGTTGGATTGATACAGACCATTGCAAAAAATTAATAGATGCGTTAAGACATTACCACAGGAAGTATATTGATAAAAATAGAATGTTTAGATCAAAGCCTGTACACGATTGGAGTTCACACGCTTGTGATGCTATGCGTTACCTCGCTGTTGGACTTCAAGAAATTAATACTAGACAATCGGCTCCACAAAGTGTAGCAGATAATAGTTACAGGATTATATAATTATGAGTTCATTATTTAAAGCACCAAAAATGCCACCGCTGCCACCAGTACAACCTTTGCCAACACCACCACCACCAGTTCCAGAAAAAATAAGTTCAGAAGATAAAGAAGCTATTGCAAAAGAACAGGCAGCAGTTGAAAGAAGAAGAAAAGGTAGAAAGTCTACAATACTTACTTCACCTCTTGGTGTGCAAGAATCTGAAGAGTCAAAATTAAAAACTTTATTAGGTAAATAGATGTTAGATAAAATTAAAAAAATTTTTAAAATAAAACCAAAAGATAAACCTTTAGTTTTAAAAGATGAAAAAAGAACTTACGAAAAAAAAATAGATCATAGTAATGATATTACTTTTGAAAATGAAATCAACAAACCAGAAGTTAAATCTGAAACAAGAGAAACAAAATCAGAAACAACTTCATCACTAACATTCGGAGAATAATTATGGGAGGAAGTTCAGTATTTAAAGCACCAGTTAAAATAGCACAAAAAGCAGGTATAATAAAAAAACCTACATCAACACCTGCAAAAGTTGTAGCACCAGTTGTAGCACCAGTTGTATCACCAACTGTTGCAGAAGTTTCGCAAAGTGAAGCTGCAAATGCGTCTAGTTATGATCTAAGAAAAACAAAAAGAAAAGGAAGATCAGCAACAATTATGACAGGACCAACAGGTGTAAAAAATGAAGATTTAGTATTAGGCAAAAAAAGTTTATTAGGATTGTAATATGGGAGCTATAACACCATCTTCAAAACTTAAAAAATTACCTTCAGTAAAAAAACCAGGAAAATTTAGTGGAGCATTTCAAACTTTTGATGACGATCCTTTAGATGATTTAGCAAGAGCAAGAAAAGGATTTGTTAAAAATACTGGTAGAAAATTAGGAGATGTAAGAAATGCTGGAGCTTATAAAAAATTTACAGAAAAACAAAAAAAAGAATACAGAAAAAGAAACCCTCAAGATTTTAAAGAAGAAGAAACAGGATTTAAATTAGGAAAAAGAAGTTTATTAGGATCATAATGGCACGAACAGATTTAAGTAAAAGTTTACTATCTAGATATGAAAAGCTAGAAGGTCAAAGGCAAAACTGGGAAACGCATTGGCAAGAGGTTGCAGATTATATGCAACCAAGAAAAGCAGATGTAACTAAGACCAGAGCTAGAGGTGATAAAAGAATGGAACAAGTTTTTGATTCTTCACCAATACAAGCAGTAGAATTATTAGCAGCATCATTACATGGTATGTTGACTAACCCATCAACACCTTGGTTCACCCTAAGATTTAAAGAAGAAGATATTGAAAACGAAGATGAAGCAAAAATTTGGTTAGAGTCTGCAACAGAAGCAATGTACACAGCATTTAACAGATCAAACTTCCAACAAGAAATATTTGAATTGTATCATGACTTAATTACATTTGGTACAGCTTGTATGTTTATTGAAGAAGATGATGATGATTTAATTAAATTTTCAACAAGACATATCAACGAAGTATTTATTGCAGAGAATGATAAAGGTAGAGTTGATACAATTTTTAGAAGATTTAAAATATCTGCTAGAGCTGCAGTACAAAAATTTGGCGATAATGTTTCATTAGACATTCAAGGTATATTTAAAAAAGACCCTTACCAAGAAGTAGAAATACTACACACAGTTTATCCAAGATCAGATTTTAATCCTAAGAAAAAAGATAAAAGCAATATGCCATTTGAATCTGTTTACTTAGAATATAAAAATGCAAATGAATTATCTATTTCTGGATTTAAAGAGTTTCCTTTTGTAGTACCAAGATACTTAAAAGCATCAAATGAAATTTATGGTAGATCACCTGCAATGACAGCTTTGCCAGATGTTAAGATGCTAAATGAAATGTCTAAGACTACAATTAAAGCTGCACAAAAACAAGTTGACCCACCACTATTAGTTCCTGATGATGGTTTTTTATTACCAGTTAGAACTGTACCAGGTGGATTAAATTTTTATAGAAGCGGTACTAGAGATAGAATTGAACCATTAAACATTGGTGCAAATAATCCATTAGGTTTAAACATGGAAGAGCAAAGAAGAGATGCAATTAGAGCTGTGTTCTATGTCAATCAACTT